TAATGAATAGAGATCATACAAGCTGTATTCATTATGTTAAAACAAGAATTGGGAGTTCTTCTTTTTGGAAAATTCCTAATAACCATAAAGTCTATAACTATTTAAAAACAGAGGTGTTAAATGAAACAAGCAGGAAATGAATTAAATAATTTAATTGGTGGGCATGTTAAACGATTACGAAAGCAATCTAAACTCACACAATCTAATCTAGGGGATCAGTTGGGAGTAACTTTCCAACAGATTCAAAAGATAGAAAAAGGTGTTAATAGAGTTTTTGCACATCAATTAGTCCATTTATGTAAAGAAAATCAATGGGATATTAACGAATTTATGGCATTGGAGTCATCCATAGAAGCCCATAATAGCTAGTGATCGATCGTACATCTAGTCCCATAGCGTTGCCTGATCGAGAGGGATGGCAACGCACATTGGGTGTTGACATTTTGTTCTTTGTGCGTATGTTTGAATTATGGCAAATCAAGAAGCATTGGGGCCAATATTCCATAACCAAGTTATTCCTCAATTTGTTAATGCGAGGAAAGCTAAAGGTATATCTCAATTAGAAATGGATGAAGTTGTTGGGCAGATGCTCTAGATATGCAAATAACATTAACTCCAAAAGGTGCAAATACATGACAATAAATCCAGACTTTGATCAACATCAAGTTACTAATGATCCTATTGTCAACAAGGTTGTAGATATAGTTATGAAACGACACATGCAAGGCATGGAGAAGTTTGGTAAAACTATGGACTCTAACGAAAGACCTTTAGATCAATGGATAGACGAAACAATTGAAGAATTGTTAGATGCTGTCCACTATCTCGTTAAAGCTAAAACAATAACGGATAAATTTAAAGCTAAAGAAAAAGAGTTACAAGGACTTGTTGATAAATTTAAGGAAGGAACATTTGTAGATGATAAGGAATCTGAAGCCGAAAAGTAAAATAGATTATTCAGCTCCCCACAACAGAACTATGTTCTTCCGTATGAGGTTGCTTAAATTTTATAAGCAAATCGAGTACAATGAAGACATATATGTTGCGACAGCTAATAAAATATTACATGGTACTTTGCCATGGGAATATGTAAATAAAATAGAAAAGTTGAGGTTGAAACATGAAAAAGAGAAAAAAGAAAGGTGGCAAAAACTCAAAAAGACAAAAGCCGAAAGTCTTGGTCTTAAAGTTAGAGCCATTGTTAATAAGTTTAAAAGATAAACATTACTGGAAAGTTGGAGGAACGATATGAAAAAAATTGTAAGTTGGTCAATTGTAGTTAACTATTCAAATGGTGATGAAGATATAAAATATATTACTGAATTACCAGATAGTATTAGTGGTCAAATAGATGATTACTTAAATGAAATAGAAAAAACAGGAGATATATATAATCCTATAGATTGGAAAGGAACAAATGAAAGAGTTTGATAGAAAACAAGGAATAGGTGGTTCTGATGCCACTAGGTTATACAAAGGTGATTGGTATGAACTATGGCAAGAAAAGACAGGTGAAACCGAAGGTGCTGATTTAAGCGATGTGTTACCAGTACAAATGGGAATACATACTGAAGACTTTAATATAAGATGGTTTGAAAAACAAACTGGATTAAAAGTAGATGGTAAGCAAGAAACATTTTTTCATAAAAAATATCCATATATGTATGCACATGTAGATGGTTTAGTAAAAGATGATGGTGAAGGTAGACCATATGATGCCATATTAGAATGTAAACATACAAATGCTTTTAGTAATCCAAAAAAAGTTGCAGATAACTATAAAGCACAATTACAACATTATTTAATGGTTGCAGGTTATTCTAAAATTTATGTTTCTATGTTCTTTGGTAATATGAAATATGAAGTTATGGAAGTAACTGAAGATAAAGAGTTTCAAAATCAATTAGAAAATGCTGAAATATTATTTTGGCATTTTGTGGAGAAAAAGAAAGCTCCACCTGACTATATTGCTTTTGATAATTTTAACTCAAAGGAGTTTAGTGATGGTGAAACAATCATACCCATTATCCCCAGGAAGTAAGGAAGATGGAACATCGTTGGAAGCTGCTGAATTAATTAAAGCAGGAGCTGAAACTATAAGAAAGAAAGTTTATGATTCTATATGTAACAAAGGAAACTTTGGTGCAACTGCTGATGAAGTAGCAGAATTACTGAATTTGAGTCCTTTTACAGTTAGACCAAGAGTAACCGAGTTATACAAACAAGGTAAAATTGAAAGAACTGATAGAAGAAAGAACTCAAGTGGTGCAATGGCTTATGTGTATAAAGTCAGTAAAGCACAAATAAATCAACTATACACGGAAAGAGGAACTTAAAATGGGAAAACCAATTGATAGTAGAGCATTAGCGATACTAAAAAAATTGAATCTTGACTCTAAAGATGAGCAAGGTCAGTACAAAGCTCTGTGGGATTGCCACGGAACTTGGGTAATGTATCATAGATTCATTGAACAAGCAGGTGCTGAAAATGGTATAAGATACAAATACGAAGAAGTAGAAACTAATTCTGCTAATGGTATTGTAGTAGTAAAATGTACTGCTGTATTAGATAAAGGTAATGAAAGAAAAATACAAGTAGTATCATATGGTGAGTCTTCACCTAAAAATACTAAAAATTCTTATCCATATGCAATGGCAGAGAAAAGAGCTTATGACAGATGTGTTCTTAAGTTATTAGGTTTACATGGATTCGTCTATTCAGAAGATGAATTACCTGATGAGGTAAAAGCAAAAGGTAAAGCAAGTAAACTTGATAGTAATATTAAAATAGTAAATGTTAAAAATATAAAGGAGATGAAAAAACATGATAAATAAAGTTATGTTAATTGGCAGGTTAGGTGCTGATCCAGAGGTTAAGCAAACCAAAAATGGAGATAACTTTGCTAATTTATCTTTAGCTACTAATAAGAAGTTTAAAGATAATGAAAAGACTACTTGGCACAAAATTGTAGTATTTGATCCTCGTATTGCAGATACAATGGGCAAATACGCAAAAACAGGTACATTGCTATATGTTGAAGGTGAGATTGAAACTAGATCTTACAAAGATGCAAATGGCAATAGTAGGTATGTAACTGAAGTTATAGTACCTAGATACTCTGGTGTTATTAGAATGGTCGGCAGTAAATCTGAATCTAAAGGTGGAACACCTGCAGCTTCTGATACTGGTGGCGATTTTGAAAATCAGTTTTAAATATTCTTGGTTAGGAAGTAAGCACTTAAGTGTGATCCAGGAAAACCTATTAAATTAATTCCTGGTTGGTGAATTAACATCATATAAACAAAGCCGAGATAGAGAGATTGTGTAGGAAAGTACTTTTTTTTAAGTTGAACAATGCAGATCTCTCGAGTCTTGAAATCATACAGGACTTTAAATGTATGGAGGGTGTTTTTGTTTCATCCAACATACTCCTTCTAGCGAGGGGGTTGGTACCTATTTTAACGGTACTTGTAAACTTACACAAGGTGTTCTAGTTTTAGACTCTGTAAGTGTACCGATACTAGATAACGGCCCAAGGAGAAAATAGGTTTTTACCCCTCGCTGGTTAAAGATTCTAAAAATGTAGCAATGGTTAATAACCCATGAATCTGGTTATTTGGTGCAGATTAATTAGCAGTCCTAGGTTTACTGCTTAATTCAAGATGAAAACAAGTGCGTTGCTAGTTCTTGAGCCAAATATAATCTTATGGTATGAGTATATTAGATTTGAAAAAGGAATTTAAAAAACGAAAATTAAAGCTAACGCATTGCGTTGAATCTTTAGAAGAATTAAATGACTACTTAACAGTAGACATTCTTAAAAGAGGAAATGTAGATGCGACACTTGTAGCATTAGTTTCAGCTACAATGACTCTATCTTCCCAATATAATAAGAAACCTTTCTTTATAGATCTACTTTCTTCAGCTTTAGCTACAATTGAGTCCGAGAAATACCAAGAAGACGGTAATAAGCTAAATTAAGCCCATACAGAAGCGTCTATATTCAGGGGTACACTGATACCGTATTTATGCTTTAAGGCTACTCTCCGTTGCTCCTAGACTGATTATCATCATCAATTTTCATGCAATTATAGTGAGCATGACCAGATTTGTAGAAACTGACAAAACTATCAGTATTGATTATTTCCTTCCCACAATACCTACAATCGCCTACTCTTACGATTATTTGTTTTGACTTTACCCAAGTCTTTTTCTTTGAATTGTTCTTCATTTGGTGTGTTGTTAGCTAGGTCTTCCAAGAAGTCTTTATCAACTTCATTTTCAAAAGTAATATCTGTTCCGTGATCTTTCAAGTACTTATAAGTACGCTTATTTGAGAATGAGTTTGACAATGCTTTTTTCTCCCATGTATATTTCCGTTTCAGCTAACGATTTAATACATTGATATTGAACATGACTCTTGGATTCTCTTTCAGCTACTCTCTTACCTTTTAAACATGTTGACATATTTGGTTGTATTCTATGTTCAACAATTTCTTGGTTTACTATCATTAATAATGCTATTACAATTTCTTCCAAATTATCCTCCGTTACCATTTTTATAATGTTGATCACGAGCTTTATCTTTAAGAGCTTCAATATCTGCTAGAGCTTTCTCTAATTGTTTAGAAATAAATTCAATATTAACTTTATTGTGCATACCAGCTTCTTGTTGTATTTGTAATTTTTCTACTTGTTTATACAATTCTTCAATTAACATAAATTGTTCTGAATCAGCAGGAAGACTTCCTAAAGTACCTCGTGGCCATCCTATTCTAAAAGCTGTGTTTTCAACTAAATCTTTTTGCATTAATTCTACTTGAGTAGAAAGTCTATTTTGAGTTTCAATAATACCAAAGTAAGCCCATGTTCCAATTGC